GGAAAGCCGAAGGCATCGCGCATTTCTAGCGCCAGAACAACGTGTTAGCTTCTTATTCCGCGATATACCGCAGGAATATCTATAGAAAACGCCAATAAACGAGCTAAATGCTTGAAAAGGCGAAAAACCATAAATCAAGGACTTATGCCAGACGAAGTCTTCAAACTCGGAACTGGCGAGCTTGCCACATGGCTTGGCGTTACGCCTCGCTGGGTGAATGAGTTAGTCCGCAAGGGCGACCTTCCCCGCCCGCTTTCCGGTGGCTTCAACGCCAAGGTTGCTGTGCAGGCTTATTGCAAGTTTCTGCGGGATAGGTCTGTCGGAAACAACTCTGGCACCGGAGACGGCGACCACCGTATGCGGCTTATCAAGGCTAGGGCTGACCTAGCCGAGATGGAAGCAGCACAACTTTCCGGCCAGCTCATCAGGGCTGATTTGGCCGAGACGGTCTGGTCTGAGGCGTCTGCTCGCGTGCGCCAGAGGATGCTTTCGGTCGCTCCAAAGGCGGCTCCGGTTGTAGCTGTCGAGACATCGGCTGAAGTCTGCCACGAAGCCATTGAAGCTTTCGTCCATGAGGCATTAGCAGAACTTGCAGGAACCAGTCTTCAAGTGTCCGAGTCCGCTTCTGAAGGCGACGAGGGCGCTATTCAAGACGCTGGCACCGCCGCCGAAGCTGACGATATCGCAATGGGCGGATCAGAACAGGCGCTTATCGAGTGAGGCGTCCGCTGAGCCAGGCCGGTGGATAACCAGACGGGCTGAATATCAGCGCGGGATTATGGATGCCCTGTCCGAGCCGGGCGTCGACCGGATTGTGCTGATGACGTCGGCGCAGATTGGCAAGACAGAGATACTGAATAACGTCATCGGCTTTCATATCGCGCAAGACCCAGCCCCGATTCTGGTTTTGCAGCCGACGCTGGAAATGGCCGAGACTTGGTCTAAGGACCGCTTGTCTCCGATGCTGCGGGACACGCCCTGTCTGAAAGACAAGGTGGCAGACCCAAGGTCACGGGACAGCGGCAATACCATGCTGCACAAGAAGTTCTTGGGCGGGCATGTGACGGCTGTTGGTGCCAACTCGGCGGCTGGCTTGGCTTCCCGGCCAATCCGCATTGTGATGGCTGACGAGGTTGACCGCTATCCTGTCTCGGCAGGAACCGAAGGCGACCCGCTTAGCCTGGCCATCAAGCGCACGACGACGTTCTTCAATCGACGCATCGTCATGTGTTCGACGCCAACGGTGAAGGGAATATCCCGCATCGAGGCGGAATTCGAGAAATCGGATAAGAGACGATATTTCGTAGCTTGCCCGCATTGCCAGCATGAGCAGCACCTAGTCTGGGCGCAAGTCCGTTGGCCCGAAGGTAAACCGCACGAAGCGCTTTACCATTGCGAGGAATGCGGCGCTGGTTGGTCTGACGCCGAGCGTCGGGCAGCGATTAGGTGGGGCGAGTGGCGCTCGACGGCTGAGAAATCATCAGTCGTCGGTTTTCACCTGAATGAGCTTTATAGCCCTTGGTCGACTATAGCGGACGTCGCGCAGGCGTTCATGGAAGCCAAGCGCTCCCATGAGACGATTAAGACTTGGGTGAATACCAGTCTTGGCGAAACGTGGGAAGAAGACGCCGACGGCGTTGACGCTCACTCGCTGGCTTCTCGGCTGGAAGATTGGGACACGGCACCGCAAGGCGTCCTGATGGTGACGGCAGGAGTGGACGTTCAGGACGACCGACTGCATCTTGAGAAGATTGGTTGGGGAATCGGTGAAGAGAGCTGGTCGCTTGATTACCGCGTTTTCTATGGCGATCCGTCTGCACCGCATGTCTGGAAGGAGCTGACCGACTACCTGTCCACGCCGACTGTGCGCGAGGATGGGATAGAGCTAGACGTCCGCTTAACATGCGTCGACTCTGGCGGTCATCATACACAGCAAGTTTATAAGTATGCCAGAACGGCCCGCTTACTTGGCGTCCGCGCCATCAAGGGTGTTTTGGAAGGTCCGGTCTTTAAACTGTCCAAGGGCGTGACGGGAGCTAAGAACCGCGTCCACCTGGTCGGCACGAAAGCGGCGAAGGATTTGATTTATGCCCGCCTCAAGACTGAGACGCCTGGGCCCGGTTACTGCCACTTCCCAAAGAATCGGGACCGTTCCTTCTTTGACGAACTGACGGCGGAAGTCGTCAAAACAAAATACGTCAAGGGCTTCCCGACACGGGTTTATGAGCTCCCTGCGTCCAAGCGCAACGAAGCGCTTGATTGCAGGGTTTATGGGTTTGCCGCCTTGCAGATGGTCAAGCCGTCTTGGGGTGAGTTGCTTGGAGCCAATCCGCCGCGTCGTCGGCGTGAGTTGCCCAAGCCTGAAGTCGAGACGCCACCGCCTGCTGCTATCGCTAGAAATGCCGAGCAGCGGAAGTCGAGTTGGCTTGATCGACGCAACGGATGGATACGCTGATGGCCTGGACACAAGCCGACGTTGATAAGCTGAAAGCTGCGATGGCGGCTGGCGTGCTTACCGTCAGGACTGGCGATAACTCTGTCAGTTACCAGTCGCTCTCGGATATGGAAAAGCAGCTTCAGCGTATGCAAAACGAAGTCGACGCAGCCAGTGGTAAGACGGTTTCGCGCCGGTCAGTCGCGTCCTATTCGAGCGGACTTTATTAATGTCGAAGAAGGCGAAGAAGGCCAGCGCACAGACACATAAGATGGTGGCTGTCGCGCCGAAAGCCGCTCGCCTGCGTGAAGTCCGCAACCTTTACGAAGCTGCTGCGGCAGGGAGGCGGACTCAACATTGGCGCTCGTCATCCCTTGACGCGAACGCCGAGATTGAGGCCGCAGCCTCCAAGGTCCGCAACGTCGCCCGCGATATGGTGCGAAACAACGCTTTTGCCGCACGTGCGAAGGCAGTCATTACGCATAACACCGTAGGCGCTGGAATTGTCCCAAGGGTTGAAGGCGTATCTCAGCGGGCCAAAAAGCTTATCCTGTCGCATCTTGAGACGACAGATATTGACGCAGATGGTAGGACGAACCTTTACGGCATTCAGTCTCTTGCCATGGGCGCTGTTGTTGAAAGCGGGGAAGTTCTTATCCGCCGCCGTCTTCGGACGCAGGCTGATGGCCTCGCCCTACCCTTCCAGCTTCAAGTCCTAGAGGCTGATTATCTCGATACGTCCCGCGATGGGCCTATCCAGAACGGAAACATTATCCAGAACGGTATCGAATTCGACGCCATTGGTCGTCGGGTTGCCTACTGGATTTACCCAAACCATCCCGGCTCCACCCATTGGCCGGTGAACAAAGGCGCTGCGTCGACTCGCGTTGACGCCGCAAACATTCTGCACGTTTACCGCGTGGACCGGCCAGGACAGATGCGCGGCATGTCTTGGTTCCATGCCGTTGTGCTTCGTCTTCGTGATTACGCCGATTTCACGGATGCCCAACTCGTCAGGCAGAAGATTGCCGCCTGCTTTGCGGCATTTATCAAGACGGCTGAAGGCTACGAAGGCGACGTCGAGAGCGGGCAGAATTACCCGCTTGAAAGCTTTGAGCCGGGAATGATTGAGCGTCTTCGCCCAGAAGAAGACGTTACGTTTGCCACGCCGCCGACGACGCAGGATTTCGCCAGCTATTCCATGGTGACGCTGCGGGAAATCGCGGTTGGGCTTGGCATTACCTACGAGACGCTCACTTCGGACCTGACTTCTGTCAATTTTAGTAGTGGCAGAATGGGATTTCTGGAGTTTCAGCGCAACATCGACGCTTGGCGCTGGTTGATGCTCATGCCGCAGATGATGGACGGCGTGGCCAAGTGGACGAATGAGGCGCTTAGCCTTGCAACTGGTGTTCGCTCGCAGGCTCAGTTCACCTGGACGCCTCCGCGCCGCGAATATATCGACCCGTCTTCCGAAATCACCGCGTCCATCAACGCCATTCGTGGCGGTCTGACGACCCGGTCTGAGGAAGTCCGCAAGCTTGGCATGGACCCGGCTGAAATCGACGCCGAGAACGCCGCTGATAACGCCCGCGCCGATGATTTGGGCCTGATTTACGAAAGTGACGCCCGCGTCATGACCGACTCTGGCCAGCTACAGGGCCAAGCGGTTCCGAAGCCTGCTCCCGCACCGGCCCCGGCTCCTGCTGAGCCAGACCCTGCGGCGCAGACGACAGCTTAAAAAAGCGAAGCCGCTTGGTGTTACCAGCACCAAACGGCCTCTAACCATCAACCGTAGGATAGACGGCCAATGGATGCCGACAACGTAATGCGCCTGTTTGACGGGCGCAAGGAACTCATTTCGCGCAAAAAAGCTAAAGAGCTTGGGTTGAAGCGCTATTACACAGGCGTTCTGTGCAAGCGCGGACACGATTCAGAGCGGAAAACAGCGTGCGGGAACTGCATTCAATGCGACCGCATAGCGCAAAAAGGAAGACAAAGAACAGACAATATGAGGGCCAGTGCAAGGGCCTATAACCAAAGAAACAAAGCCAAAGTTTCTGCAATTACCAAACGGTGGTCGCTCAAAAATCGCGAGAAAATAAAGGAATACTGCCGACGCAGAAGAGCAATAGTTAAGGCGTCGGAAGGGACATTCACAAAAGAAGATATAGCCCGCATTAGGAAATCACAAAGCGATAGATGCGGGTTTTGCAAGATAAGACTTAGGGGCGGCGGTCATCTTGACCATATCGTCCCTGCGTCGAAGGGCGGGACAAGTTACCCGTCAAACCTTCAATGGCTCTGCGCATCCTGTAATTCTGGGAAGAGAGACAGGGACCAAATCGAATTTGCGCGGTCTAAAGGACTTCTACTATGAACGACACACGTTCCCTGATTATTCGGGATGAGCTGTATATTTACGGCATTCTTGATGACGCTGGGATGTTCGATGAAATTCGTTCTATCGACGTCGCCGCATCACTTGCACAGCTGAAGACGCCGCAAATCAGCGTGCGCATCAACAGCCCTGGCGGTAGCCTGACAACCGGCCTGAGCATCTACAATTCGCTGGTCGCTGATCCTCGCAAAGTAACTATCCATGTCGACAGCATGGCTGCAAGCGCCGCAAGTGTCGTTGCAATGGCTGGCGATGAAATTCTGATTGCAGAATCTGCTTCGATTATGGCGCATTCACCATGGTCAATCTGTGCGGGAACGTCCGACGAGATGCGCGCCATGAGCGCTGAACTCGACCGCATGGAAGAAATCATTGTCGATATCTACGCCAAGCGGACGAAAATACCGGAGAACGACATCCGCCAGATGCTCGCAAACGAAACCTACATGGGCGCTGCTGAAGCCGTCCAGAAGGGCTTTGCTGATGCTGTCGAGACGCAAATGAAGATTGCCGCTTGTGCGGCTCTCTCCAAAGAACAGATGCGGGAATTCTTCTTCCGCGAAACACAGAATTCGGCAGAGCAGATCGCTCAGCCGGTAACGGCGGTAACCGCCACAAAGAAGGAGGTTGCTTTGAGCAACTTTGACCCGGCGGTCGAGTCGCCCGCCATTCTGAACCAGGCTCCCGAGGTTGCGCCCGTCGCGGCCCCGGTCGTTGACACCGATGCGATCCGCAATGAGGCCATCAAGGCTGAGCGCGACCGCGTCTCCAAAATCCAGATGGCGGTTCGTAACGCCCGTCTGGAGCCGACCTTCGCTGAAGCGCTTATCGCTGATGGCGTCTCTGCGGCTGTCGCCAATGAGCGCATCATCGCCAAGTTCGCGGAAGTGAACGCCCCGGCGACCGGCCCCGAAATCCGCAACATCATCGTTGCGCAGGACGAAGGCCAGACCCGCAAGGATGCGATGGAGGAAGCTCTGTCCATCAAGCTCGGCGTCCAGGCTGAGCCGTCCGCTGCTGCCCGTCCGTATATGGACTTCGGCATCGTGGACATGGCGGCTGAGCGTATCGGCCATCGTGGCCGTTACAGCACCTTCGCTTCCCGCGAAGCCATCCTGAATGCGGCGTTCCATACGACC